CGAATGTCCACACCATGCCTGCGAAGACGATTAGCCATATATTCACCGACCCCGAGCTGGGCGAAGGTGTTTAGGGATGGCTCGACGCTAATCGTTCTGTCCGTCTTAGCATTCTTCAGGACGAAAGCCAACTTCCCACGGTGAACACCGACGGGAAGCGTTCCAAAGCTGTCAGTTGAATCAAGTGGGCAATCCCGGGAGGGATAGAGCTCATATGACCCGTTTGACCCGGCAAGTAGGTTCGGGCGGCGCATCGCTGCGTTCGCACACCATGCCGGAGCTTCCGCCAGGAGTCTCCCGACTCCAGGCAACAGGCTCTCGCTACATGCAAAGCCCTCGCCGAGTTTGGCTCGGGCGCTTGCTTTAGAGCGGGGGATCTGGGTGGTTGCACCCGGGCCGAAGTGGATCTCCAGGTCCTCTAAGTCAGGGACGTCGCCTAGGATTGCTGCAATTTTCCGTGTGGCCGTGAAGATCACGGACTCAACGCGCGGGAGAAAGGAAAATTCCCCACGGGCAACAGCCTTTAGGATAACGTTTGTCTCGAGACACAGAGCTTCAGCTTCGTCGAACTTCGATTGAGCTACGGCTTTCTTGTCGATGCCGAGATCCAGGGTAGCGTCCTTCGAAAAGTACGCCAGAGCCTGCCGACACCACAACGCTGAATGAGCCGTATGGGTGTCGTAATCGAGCTCGTACCCCGAAATCTCCTTCCAATCGCGGCGCTGAATGGCGCCTTCAATCAGAAGAGAGTCCGGGTGAGGCGTGCGATGGCACGCCATCAGTGCAAGTGTGATGGCAACTTCCGAGTGTTGCTCGGGAGTCAGCATCTGGTTCCAACGGTATAACCGCATACGACCTCCTGAGGGAGAGAAAGGAACAGTCCGAACGAATGCCTTAGGTCGGCATCACCAAGAGCTGATAGAGCTCGGCCACCGGGCCCGTGGTTACGGGCGTGACAGAGGTTGTGACACCCCCGCCGATGTTGAGAGCCAGCTGCTGGAGGAGCTTGCGCCCCACGTTGTCGGCGCGTTCATGAAAGAACGCGATCTTCTGCTCAGTGAGTTCGTACGCCACCTTGGGGGCGGCGGTGTATCCTGCGGCGTTTTGGCCAGACACGGACTCCATCACAGGGACCACAACGCGCGTTTCCGCGCGGTAAATGCCTGCCTTCGAGACGGACAGGCGCATCTTGACCGAAACCTGGGCGTAGACGGGGACTCCTGAGACGTTTTCACGCCAAAGAGCCTCAACGACACCCGCGTCGCGGGTCACGGAAACAGGCAGGAGGGTGTGGCTCACCGGAGTGGCCGCACCATCGTATGCCACAATGTTGGCAATTGCAGACATTGGATAAAGGCGAATGACTATATCCGGTTTGCCTAAGGCCGGAGTCAGAGGGACAAGGTCAGTCGAAATACCCAACAGTTCCACCACTGTCGAACAGTGGCGGGTCAGATCGGGCGCCTCGGCCGGATGAACCCCAGTTCGCGACTAGAAGACCTACGGCATTCGCCGCGTGACCCCAGGTCGCCCACTTACCAAGTGGCTTGAACGAGGGAAGAGGAACAGCGAGGGAGGTGGTAATCTCTCTCGAAAAAGCACAATACTTCACCGAGTAATCGGAGGTCCACTTAGGGAAGGCGATTAAGCCTGTACCGGTCATAGTCCATCCTTTCAGCTCGACATAGCGCTTACGAGAAATAACGTAAGTCGCAGTTAAGGAGTTCGCTAAACCCCGGGCGCTAAGCCACGACCCGATCGGAATAAACCAATCGGCTACAAACGAGAAAGGAGTCTTTTCCCAAATCACGCTTGCAGGATCTGTAAGCCCCAGAAGGGCAGGCACAGACGCCTCAGAGACGCGGGCTATAATGCCCACTCTGTAATAAACATTGCTCGAAGTGAAGTGCCCGTGAGGGTACCCCCCTGTAGCCGTGCCGGGTCTCTCACGAGAAACGCGGAACGACTTTGTCAGGGGCGTGTTCAAGAAGTGCGCTAGCGAGGCGCAGGCGTCGAACACGTCATTTAAGAGGGGCTTCCAACCGTACTGAAGCTCCAACCAGGCGCTCGCGACCGCTTTTGCGTTCACGGGATCAACCCGAGCCGGAAGCTTTTGGTTCGGTCTCTTAGACCATGAAAGGTTCGTGAGATTCTTCCATGCTGCGGCAACATTCCCGCGGCGCACGTTGCCGTACGCCTTGTTGATGTTACCGGCGGTCTTGACGATCAGTCCAAGGGACTGCGCGCCTTCGGCCGCCGCGACAGCGCCATTAAAGCCGCTGCCCGCTGTCTTGGTCCTCAATTTCTCGAGGAGCGTGAGAAAGTCGTTATCGGTCCACGTCTGGTGGTCCGACCACGTCCCTAGTGCCTCTTCAAAACCGGATTTAAAAGTACCCAAGGAGTTAGTCCAGGATACCACACCGTTGTACTTCGTCAGCGCGGTCATTGAATAACCGTGCTCCTCGCGCTTGGACCTCCGAGGTGCGACTTGAATACCGTAAGGCGAATACCGTTGTTGATACGGATGATCGCGATCACGGTAGCGAGTGCCCTTTGGGGGCTTGTTGGGTGACGAATAATCACCACCTCCCCAGTCTTTCTGGGTGAGCCAACCGATGTTGCCCTCAAAGTGAAGTGAGGGCTCATGCGGCCAAGGGAACACCGTGTAAATACGGGTGTCGATCGAGGTACTTCCTGTCGTCATGTCGCCTCCCGGCGGCAGTACGCCAATGAGTCTGTTGAACACAGTCCCAAAAGGACGCTAGCTGATGAAGCTAGAAGAAGGATCCCCACGTTTAGGCTGATTAGACCTTACTAGTGGCGAGCGCGGTCATCAATCGCGCCGTACACGTACTAATCGGTCTCGCGAGAGTCACCCGCAAGGTGGACCGGCAATACAGCCGGCTCTCGATGTACGTGGAGGAT